CCCTATGTTTGATCTCAGGCATCAGGACACTAAGAATAGGCAGAATAGTACAGATGACGTACCAGCGAACAAGAAACAAGACCTTCAAGAAAAGATTGCAGAACATTTCGTTGAAGCGATGGATCTATACAATGAACTCCTCGCTTCAGGGATTGCGAAGGAGTGTGCGAGATTTGTTCTCCCGTTAGCAACACCTACCCGTATATACATGACAGGTAGTGTACGGTCGTGGATCCACTACATAGAATTACGATCTGCACATGGTACTCAGAAAGAACACATGGATTTAGTGCACGAGGTACGACAGATCTTTAAACAACAGTTTCCTATCTGTACAAACGCTTTGAATTGGGAGTTTAAGTAATGCCAAATTACGCAGTAAAAAATTACGACACAGGTGAGGAGAAAGAATTCACCATGACTGTTGCTCAGTATGAGCAATGGAGAGAAGAAAATCCCGAATGGGAGAAGAATTGGCAAGTAGGCACTATGGCTGCTGTCAGTGAAGTAGGTGATTATCAGAACAAACTTCCCCAAGGCTTCAAGGATCGTTTGAATAATGTGAAGAAGCATCACCCTTACGCTAAATTCGAGACAGTTTAAGTATGCCTGTAAAAAGCAAGAAGCAACCAACTATGGTTGGACTATCGACCAGACAAATGAGAAGAAAACCGATAGGTACAGAACACCTACTACAAATTAAACCTCTCACCGCATCACAGGAGAAAGTCTTTGATGCATGGGATAAGAATAAAAACTTATTTCTATATGGATGTGCTGGTACTGGTAAGTCATTTATTACAATATATCTTGCTCTTAAGGAAATACTTGACGAAAAGACACCTTATGATAAACTGTATATTGTAAGGTCTTTAGTCCCGACTAGAGAGATTGGTTTCCTACCAGGTGACCATGAGGATAAAGCAAATCTTTACCAAATTCCATATAAGAATATGGTAAGGTTTATGTTCGAGATGCCTGATGATGCATCTTTTGAAATGCTTTATGGCAATCTTAAGGCACAGGATACCATTTCATTCTGGTCTACATCATTCATCCGTGGTACTACTCTTGATAATGCTATCATATTGGTTGACGAATCAGAGAACCTTAACTTCCACGAACTTGATTCCATCATCACACGTCTAGGGGTCAATAGTAAGATTATATTTGCAGGAGACGCTGCACAAACTGACTTGACTAAGGCTAACGAGAAAACTGGTATCATGGACTTCAAGAAAATTATTGATGACATGGATGAGTTTGAGAGTATTCAATTTAGCATTGAGGACATCGTAAGATCTGGTCTAGTCAAATCCTATTTGATTAGCAAGATGAACCTTGGACTTTAAACATTTAAACTTACATTCCTTTCCTGACCTAAAGGCAACAACTACAAAGAAGGGTAGAACGTATCTCGTTGATGGTGCGTCCTATCCTTCTGTTACTACTGTCATAGGACATTCTAAAAAGAAGTCCATTATGGAGTGGCGTAAACGGGTTGGTGAAGAAGAGGCGAATAAAATCTCTAAGAGGGCATCTACTAGAGGTAATAAGTGTCACAAGCTTTGTGAACTATACTTATTAAATCAAAATATTAGCAAATATAAGGATGACCCACTATCCATGGGGTTATTCCACCAGATCAAACCCTACCTAGATAGTATTAACAATATACATGCACTAGAAGCACCTTTACATTCAAAGGTGTTAAAATTAGCAGGACGTGTGGATTGTATTGCCGAGTATAACGGTGAGCTTGCTATAATTGATTTTAAAACCTCAACTAAGTACAAACGTGAAGAGTGGATACACGACTACTTTGCACAAGAGACAGCTTATGCTATAATGTTTCAAGAGTTAACTGGTCTCATGGTCAAGAAACTCGTTACTATCATCGCTTGCGAGACAGGCGAACCACAGGTATTTGAAATTTATGACAAGTTTATGTATGCTCGCAAGCTTAAAGAGTACATTGATACCTACAGGAGCGCATATGGCGAGTGGTAAATTAGATGCACGCAAGGGTAATAAAGTTCTAACAGCAGTTGATGATGTCTTTGAGGAGAATTTTATGACAGCTGCTAAGTTCTCGGTAGAGATAGAGAAGATCGTAAAGGATTCTACTTTAAACTACATTGAGGCAATAGTACAGTTTTGCGATGATAAGAATATCGAATTGGATGGAGTTAATAAGTTAATATCCAAACCATTAAAAGAGAAATTAAAGTATGACGCACAGCGTCTAAATTTCATGAAAGCAACCTCACGAGGTATGTTGAAACTGTGACAGGATTTGAAGTATATAAAATGTACCTCGCTTTGAAACTTCACTTCACATCCAACACTTACGATTATTTCCAATATGGGGGGTCTGCTAAGGCATCCCAGAAATCTTTTGACCAAAGAAAAGATAAGTTCTTTTTTGTCAAACTTTCCAGAAAGTTCAAGGACTACGAGCTGCGCGATTTTTTTGTGGCAAATTTTATAGCAGAGGATAAGGTATATCCTGCTACATTGGTACGTGAAGGGGCAAAGAATTACACAGAGTATATTAAGAGGAAGGATAGTCTTTCATATATCTTCAAGAATGATGTCCAGATCCTTCAAGAGATCAACGAGGACTTCGACGCATTGTTCAGAGTGAAAAGTGTCCACCCACCCCTTGTCAAAGCATTCTTAGGTGGTAAAATCACCATAGAAACCCTTACAATTTTTAACAAGGTATTGAATTATACATCCCACTTTGATAAATTGATCAAAGAGGAAATAGTATGGAAGCCACTACGCAATAAGGTAGTGAAGTACGCACCCTTTCTCAGTATAGATATGGGTAAGTACAAGCAAATTATCAAGTCTCAATTCTCATGAGTAAATTTTTCCAATCTGAAGTTGTTCAAGATGAACTCAATCGTATGCAAGATCTCTACCTAGAGATCAACAAGATGGGTTTAATGCTTTCATCACCTCAGAAAAGAGAACAGCTCGACAAGATGATGGAGTTGATAAATCTCCAACAAACCATGTACATGCGGGTTACATTATCTGATGATCCGCAAGCTAAACAACTTGTAGCACAAGTTCGAGAAGCTGCTACAATGATGGGGATGCCACCTTCCAAGATAACTCCTCAGTTCTATGATGAACTGAAGAAAAATGTTCAGAAAATGATTGACCTATTGCCTGATTAACATGCATTTATTATTGACCCTGATTAGCATTGCACTTATCGCTATTGCTCTTGGATACTCTATAGTAAGACATTATGACCCTCATTAAATTATGGAGAATATGGAAGTACTCACTAGGGAGTTTTAATGATGAAACAACAAGAAGGTACGACAATGCGGTTGTTATTGTCCGTAGCATCGTATTTATTACTTACCTTATCACTAATTTCTTTATTATTAGTGGCGTTATTAGGCACTGGAACTAGTTAAATGAGTAAAACTGAACCAATTAAAGGATCTTACATAGACACTCAAGGGATGAGTGGTCCTACTGATCCTAGTATCAAGTCAACTGGAAAGCAGGAATACAAACCTGCTACTGTTATTCCTAGGAGAATACACACTCCTGAGATTGCAAGGGAATTAAAGATTCTTATTAATGAAGTGCTAGATGAGCGTGAGTATAATAAGAGAATGGCAGGTGCATATGATAATGTGAAACCATTGCCACCATCTTACTTTGATGTTGAACATTTCAAGCACACAGTAATAGAAGAAGAACCACCATACGAGGATTGGCACCAACCATGAGATTAGGAGTTCTATGTTCTGGATCGGGATCCAACTTTGAAAATATCGTTCGCACATGCACTAAAGATGAGGTTGTGGTAATGATCCACAACAAGAAGAAATGCGGTGCTGCAAAGAGGGCAGTTAAATTTGGAATACCGCATTGTTACATCCATAACCAAGATGAAGAGCATATAATCTCTTTACTTCAAGCATGGCATGTGGACGTTGTAGTATTAGCAGGATGGATGCGAATTGTTACAAAAGATTTAATTGACGCATTTCCTGATAGAATAATCAATGTACATCCATCATTATTACCTAAGTATAAGGGACTGCACGCAGTAGAACAAGCAATGGAAGCTGGTGAGGAATTCACTGGAGCAACTGTTCACTACGTTACCGAAGAATTAGATGGTGGTCCCATCATCATTCAGTCAAAGGTACCCATACTAAAAGAAGACGATGTTAAATCTCTTACAAAGGCAATTCAACGCCGTGAATACGCTATTTTACCAGAGGCGATCAAATATGTTAAGCACAAATTACAGGAACCGAATAGTGGATATATGTTGCAGGATGATATCTACAGATGGGACGGTGGATCTGACCGAGAGAATATGGATGAACAAGTTGTGCGAGCACAACAACTCTGCTAGATCATTAGCAGGAGCTTTATTATGTCCCGATTTTATTGAAGATGTCACTTAAGATTGATAAGGTTGATGAAGATATTAGGGTAGTTGATAACCTTCTACCTAAAAAAATTTTTAAACCATTACAGCATTGGTTCACTGAAGGATGTAGGTGGCAGTATTGTCCTTATATCTTAGGTGATGGTGAAGATACTGATCCAGATGCATATCAATTTGTACATATGTTCTGGGATCCTTGTCTTGGTGTAGTATCTCCAGACATGGAACGTATATACCCTCTGATTGAAGTTATCAATCCTCATGTATGGTTGAGGATTAAAGCAAATCTCAATACTAAGAAGGATACTGTTGAAACTAGGGATTGGCATACTGATGTTGGTCCCTATAATCATGTTACATCAATATACTATCTCAATACATGTGATGGGTTTACTAACTTTGAAGATGGTACAAAGATAGAGAGTGTAGAGAACAGATTACTCACGTTCCCTGCAGGTAAAAGACATTCTGGTACAGCATGTACCAACGCAAAGGCACGTATTGTGCTAAACTTAAATTACTTCCCCAATAGATCATGAATATTTGGAAAAATTATAAGTCATTATTATTTGAAACCTTTCCTGATTTGACGTTCAGGAAGACATGGGCTAACTGGGAAGGTAAAGGGACTACTCTCTTAGCAAAGACCTTTGACCATCCATACTTCATTAAGTCTAGAGAAGTTGATATATGGGATGAGAAATCATCCATATACAATTGCATTATCTATCCTAATACTGGTGGGGATCTATGCAAACCATGTGGTTGGGGGAGTAACCTTCCTTGTTTTGGTATGGATCTAATGGGGTTCTTCCAAAAGAAAGTCATTATTGTATTTGACTTCCAACATCCCACAGAGAATTTCATGTTTGAAGTTCCAGGTCTACCAGAAGGTAAGGGAGACTATCGCTTCTTTGAACCAGGTAATCACTTCTCTAAGAACATCTATATAGCATACTGTACTATGGATGAGGTGGATGAACATTTGGATATGTTTAAAGAGTATTTGACCACGTATAAGCACATGGTTGAAAAGGCAAAACCAGATGGTAAGGACACTAGTGTCTATGAAGACTTCGATAATTATATGACTAAACTTGATCCTGTGGGTGGTTATCTCGCTGGTAAGTTTGGTAAGGAAAAAGCAGACCGTTTAGTTCACGACTTCTTATTTGAATATGGAAATCATACAGGGTAAAGTAAAAACTGTATTCCCAACCTCCAAACCTGATGAGGTTATCATACAGTATGAGGATAAAGTTACCGCAGGTAATGGTGAGAAGGAAGATTACCCTGAAGGTAAGGGTAAGATATGTTGTGAGATATCAGCAATCATCTTTAAGTTGTTGGAACAGGAAGGAGTAGATACACACTATGTTAGTATGCCTACGCATAGAGCAATGTGCTGTAAGAAGGTGGAGATCATTCCTATTGAAGTTGTTGTTAGGAATATAGCAGCTGGTTCTATTTGTAGACAGACTACTATACCAGAAGGTAAACTGTTTATGGTTCCCTTAGTTGAGTTCTATTTGAAGGATGATGCTAAGAATGATCCTCTCCTTACATATGATCGTGTAAAACTAATGGGATATGATCCAGAAGAGTTGATGCCAGTTGCTTATAAAGTAAACAAAATATTGACAAAAATATTTTTTGGTATTGGACTTGATCTAGTCGATTTTAAGATTGAACTTGGAACTGATAAGGATGGTAAGTTATTACTTGCTGATGAGATTAGTCCTGATAGCTGCAGATTATGGAAGACAGGTACTAAAGAAAGTTTCGATAAAGATCTGTTTAGGAAAGGTGAAGGTGACATAGTAAAAGCATACCAACACATACTTAATAACTTGTCTAAATAATCCAGTTTGATTAATCATAATGACAAGTCTAATTGACCCTAGAAAATATTCTAATGCGGTTGACCTATTGAGGTCATTTTTTTTGTCTAAAGGTTTCCTTGAAGTACATACCCAGAATCGTTTAAGCATACTTGCTGCTTGTGAAGATCCAGAGACAGTAGCAGTATATAATTACGGTGGTAATGTTTGGCCACTACCACAAACAGGTCAAATGTGGTTAGAACATGAATTACTTTCCAACCCTGAGGAGTCAGGGTTTTTTTGTGTCTCAACGTCGTATAGGGCAGAACCAAATCCTGTTCCAGGTAGACACGAAACAATCTTCCCAATGTTTGAGTTTGAGATGAAGGGAGATGTGTATGATCTTAAAGCAATGGAGATAGAACTCTGTGAGCACCTAGGTCTAGCACTTGAACCTGATAAGATCAAGAAGTATGATGCTTGGGCAGATGACTATAAGGTCAAAGAACTTGACCATGGACATGAGGCTGCCATAGGACGTGGTATGATCACTGACTTCCCTGAGTGGACATCACCCTTCTGGAACATGTCTAGGAACAACGATGGCACCAGTCGTAAGATTGATGTTATCTTGAATGGTATGGAAACTATTGGTTCTGCTGAACGTAGTACTGATAAGGCACAGATGAGAGAAACATTCCACACTATCTCTGAAGGTGGGTATGCAGCACTACTCTATAGAAAATTTGGTGAGGAGAGAGTCGAGAATGAACTTGATAAGTTCTTGGAGTTTGATTTCTTCCCCAGATCTGGAGGAGGCATCGGAGTTACTCGTCTAATATCAGCCCTTGAATAGGGCTTCAATGTAAGGTGACGAAACTGGTAAA